TAGCTATATTCTGTGCTGTTGTATCGGCAATCTGTGCAAAATCACCTGCACCACTACCACCTGCAAATGCTCTCCATACAGTACCATCATAGTAATATAGGTTTTCACCTTGTCCTGGATTCCAGTTAGTACCATCAGCATAAGCAATATCACCTTGCTTTACTCTACTAGGTTCAACATTCTTTTCTTCTATAAATGCTATAGGGTTTTCTTGTAATGCCCCTTGTAGCTTAGTTAGTTCTTCAAAGATATATCTAGGTAAATCTTCTGAGTTAGCAGGTACAGGATTAGGTACATACTTAGGAGCTTGTGCCATTATCTTTCCCCTATAACTTCATACTCTAAATCATAGCCATTAAGTTCAAATGGACTGTTGTCTGTGTGTTGAAATCTTACTGCGATGTATTTACCTGTTGACCTACAATCTACTTTGTTGTTTTGTGTTGGGTCAAAGTTTTGTCCTGCTGTATAAGTATATGTTCCATTAGGCGACATAGAACTTCCAACTGATATAACGACTTGTCCTGAACCAGCAACTTTAGGTGTTAACTTTCTTACTTGTTTAACAGTATTGGTATTACCATCTAAGGTTAACCCTTTTCTTTCTAGTGTCGATATGTAGTTTTCACCATCGAACTGTCTGCCAAAATCACCACGATACAATTTAGTATCAAATGTTCCTGCCATCAATATACTTCTTTCTGTAGGATTATAGGTTCTTTCTCCCCATACCCCACTATAATCTGTCCATGTATCTGTCTGTGTATTCCAAGTTATGGATGTAGCACCAGGGTCTACAATTCCATTACCAATGTGATAAATGTCAGGCAAATCACGAAAAGTAAATGAGTTATTAACATAGTTATAAATTAATGCTTTATTACAATACTGCGACCCTATACTAGGATAGCATACCCACATTTCTGTTTGCTGTACGTTATGTGCAACAAAAGTGAGATTATAATATGCATCATTTATGTTATCAAATAATTCTTTTTTAACTAAATCAGTAGCTACAGATTGTTTTCTTACTCCATCATGTACTACTAAATCTCCTTGAGTAACTACAAAATGTTTACCATCAAACTCAGCTACACAATTTCTACTTAATACACCTGTATCGTTAAATAACTTTTGGAAACTAAATACTAAATTACCACCAATGTAGTTAGCTAACCATGTAGAGTTTTCTTTGTATATTACAAATGATTGTTTAAGTGCTAGACCATCAACAATAAAATCTGACTCATCACCTATGGTAACTTCCCCTGCGTCATTAGTTGCACCTGCACTCCATGTAGAGGGATAACTAAAGTTTTCTGCTGCATCACCCCATTTAACTTTGTTAGGAAATTCTGTACTAGATGTTGTTATTCCTAATGCCATCAAATAATTACCAAATGATTTAATAGTTTTGCATATATCTGCTGCATCCCAATTAGGTAAATCTACAAAGTTAGTAGCACCTACGTTAGGTAATGCTTGTGGTTTATCTACACCATTACAAAAAACAGGAAGACCATTATATACAGTTCCTGTCCAATTTCCTAATGTAACTAGATTAGTGGCATAATCGCCACCTGAAGTCCTTGTAACGTCTGTATGAGTAGTACCATCAGTTCTATAAATCTTTGCTGTGCCTGGATAAAACCAATATGATGCTGTTCCAGTAGACCAATTAAGTACAAAGTATGGAGCTACTGTAGGTGTGCCAAATACTGCATCATGTCCTTTAATCTTCTTTCCTGCATTATCAGTAAATCTTATGTTACTTGCATGTGAATAAAACTCTGGTGGGAGTACAGTATTGTTTGTATCCTTTATCATGCCCTTTGGAGCAGGTGCTACAAATGTAGGCATTAGACTGTACGTTTCCACATATATACTACGATATATGGTTGTAAGTTGTTGTGGGCATTTCCACCACCAGTACTATCGGTGTTTATATTGTTGCCTAAAGTTCTGCCATTACCACCTGTTACATCCAAATCGTTTGCATTAGGTGCAGGAAGAATACCTGATGGTTGGTTGTGGTTATGCGATGGCATTTCAGAAATGGTCAATGTATGAGTTTTAGCACCACCTGTTTCTCCTGCTGTATCAAATTCTGTTTGTCCTGCATCTATACCTACTGGAACACGACCTGCACCAAATGCTACCCATGTACCAAAACCTAATAAAGTTGCAGGATTAGTGCTATCACTTGCGTTCATGTAAATAGAACCAACAGGATATATGTTTGCTAGTGTAGCTATTGTATTACCACCTACTGTTCCTGACCCAACTGACAATGCACCTGTAGCAGTAATATTTCTAATACCTGTTACATCTTTACTTGCATCTACAGTTAGTGCTTTTGATGCTTCTGCTGTACCAAGTGTTGCTACATCTACATAATTAAGTTCTGTAGTATTTGCCGTAACACCATCAAGTAAATTTAATTCTGTATGTGTTGCTGTCATTGCCCCTGTTATATTGGGGAATGTATTTTTTATTGTTGATTTAAGTAATCTTATGTGGTCATCACCTTGAGCAACAGAATCAGTTGCCCCTGGATTTGAGGTATTAAGACTATCTATATATGTTCCTGTTTCTAATCCCATTCATTATTCTCCTATCAATGCATTTACTTCTGCATCTGTTAATCCTAAGTCTTTAAGTTTTTGTCTGCCATTTGCTTTGTCGGTTTCTTTTTGTGCTAACTTATTTTCTACTGACTGTGTAAACTCTATATCTTTTGTCATTTGAGATTCTCTAGCAGTTACTTCTTCTGCTGTCATTTCTATATATTGACCATCTACATATTTTTTCATTAGCTTTTTACTCCAAATAAAACATAAGAACTGCCTGATGCAATATCCCCTGAATCAAATAATACTGTTAATCCTTGATTATCTTCTGCAACACTAGCTATTGCTCCACCTGTTACAAACGCACAATTACCTGCTGTAGATATATTAGTTCCTTGAAATAAGAAAGTTGTCTTTTTATCTGATGCTCTTATTTCACTAAACTCATGTTTATAGTAAGCATATTCTCCTGTGGCATTACCTGATGAACTTACAGGATATACAGAAGAAGTTGTGCTATCTGAAAAATCTACACCAGAGCCACGATAAACTTGTGAGCCATAATCACTAACTGTTGTTAATAAACTTCCTGTATTATCATTTACTCTTAAAATAACCCTAGCACCATCTGTTTTAGGTTGTAATCTTGAATAGAGAACATATGTTTTGTAAGTTGTTGTAATAACAGATGTACTAAAAGCAATAGAAGATACATCTGAACTTAAAGTTTCACCTGCTAATCTTACAAGATTTGATTCAGTATTTAGACTTGTAGAAGTAATAACACTCCCTGTCTCAGCAGGTAAAGTAAGAGTATTTGTACCTGCTACAGCAGGTGCTGAGATTGTGATTTCACCTGAAGTATCACCTGTTAGTTTTATACTTGCCATTAATCTGCTTCCTGTATTGTGTTACCCTCGGCAATCCATTCTTGAATTGCTTGGTAGTGTGTATTTGCTGTGTCCATTGGTACAAAAACATTTTCATTGTTTTGTGAATTTGTAACCATATACCCAATTAATGTTCCAAACTCGTGGTGATTAATCTTTTTTACTGTTTCTATAATCATATCTATAATTCCGAATCTAATCTAAAAATTGCATTTGCATCATTGTCGTTTCTTAAAGTTGAACCTTGTCCTGCTGTAGCACCTGACACAGTTGCTCTTACTTGTATTTTAGTTAAATCTGTTCCTGCACTATCTATTATTACTAAACTTGAAGCAGATAGACCTGATACTCCTGCACATGCATAGGAACCTGATGTAACCAAAGTAGGTGTGCTTCTCAATGCAACAGGCAAAGCAACTAAACCAATAAATAAAGTAGAACTTGAAAAGAATCCATTTGCCTGATTATGGTATGTATCAAAATTATCTTCTTGATAACAATACCTCTGACATCTAGCTAGACTTGTTGCTCTATCTTCAAACTGAAATGGTGGTATGCTGTTAGCATCAAATGTTCCTACTTCTAGTTGAACACCTGTTATGTACCAATTATTAGATGTACTGTCTGCTATGTTTACATTCCCTACTGCTCTATTTGAATTTGAAGTATGCCATGTATTTCCTTGATTTGTACCACTACTAGCATCTGTGCCTGAACCTAACCATAAGTTTACTTCTATACCTGTGCTTGTGTTGGTGTTTGTCAATGCTGTTGCAGTATTTCCTACAAAACTAATTACCTTTTTTTCCCAAGTATCAGCAGATGAAATAGTATATTGTATGTTATTAAAATTAGTACTACCTGATATTCTTAGTTCTGCATTATATGTTCCTGTCTTATTTGATTTTACCCAAAAAGATAAAGTTAAACTTTCAGCACTAGATGTTCCATAATTTACGAAAGCAATATCTTGCCCCTCAATATTATATTGTAAAAAATTATAATTCGCTGCTGCAAGACTAGCATCTGCTGTTGTGCAATCATATTTTAAAGATTTTAAAAACCCTTGTCCTGAGGGAACATCTGTTGATTGTGAAATAGTAAATGTTCCTGCTGATGATAAAATTGTTTTGAATCTGTCTACTGCATGAACACCAAATCCTGTAACACTTGCTGTACTCGTACCTCTTTGAGCTATAGCCATATCACCATTTACAATTAATGGAGTAGCAGTCTTACGAGGTCGAGCCTCTGCTTGTATATCTTCAAAAAGTTTAGCTACAGGTCTAAGCTCAAACCTATCACCTGTACTAAATGCTCTAGCTGAAGTATTATCTTGTGCTCTGACTACAGTTAAAGAATCAGTAGACCTAGCCGTAACTTTAACAATCTCAAGATTGTTTGAAGTATCTATAAGGGTTCCATAAAAATAGTTACCAGTAGTTAGAGTAGGAAATCTA